GGCACCAGAGACGGCGCAACACCGGAAACCGTCAAGGCCGCGATGGTCAAGGACGGCTTCACCAAAGAGGAAATGGCGCAAGCTGCCGCCGAAATGCTGGGAGATGACGAATGACCATCCGCACCCGCTTTGCCGACTGGGTATGTGGCGCTGATCGCCATGCCGCAGAACTGGTCGAGGAAATGGCCCACCTGCGCGAGATGCTCAACATCAAGGGCGACACGATCACCATCGCCAAGGACCGCATCGCGCTTCTGGAAACCCAATCCCGCGCGCTTGCCGCCAAGTGCTACGAGTTGCAGCACCGCCTCAACCTCATCGCCGCAGAGGAACGCCCCACCAGCAACGCCACCGTTCGCCGCATGGCGCGTATCGCACGGGGGGAGGTGTGATGAAGATTGACGCCATAGAGGCGCTGTGCAACGCGCTGGTGGGGCTTGTCGTGTCGTGGGCGGCTACGTACTGGCTTCTGCCCATGTGGGGCCTGCAACCGTCTGCCAGCGCATCGGCGGGCATCACAGGCATGTTCTTCGTACTGTCGTTTGCGCGGGCCTATGCGCTTCGGTCGCTGTTCCGGAGGATGGGATGAGGATTGAACGCATCGGCAATTGCACCCTGTATCTCGGTGACTGCATGGATGTGATGCCGGGGCTGGGGCGGGTGGACGCGGTAGTGACTGCTCCGCCTTATGGGATAGGGATAACGCGGAGCAATAGACTGGCAATAAGCCGTGGTATGGGTGGCAGGAATTGGGATGATGTTGCTGCTGATATGTCTTGGCTATTTCCAATGAAAATACCTGCAATTGTTTGGGGTGGGAATTATTTTACCATGCCACCTACAAGGGCACCGCTAGTTTGGGACAAAAACAACGCTGGGCGTGATTTTGCAGACTTTGAAATGGCATGGACAAATCTGGACATGGTAGCCAGGCGCTTTGTTTTGCGCCCTATGAACATGGATGGAGGTAAACAGCACCCCACCCAAAAGCCAATCGCGCTAATGGAATGGTGCTTAGGTTTCCTGCCCCACGCCCATACCATTCTTGACCCCTTCATGGGCAGCGGCACGACTGGCGTTGCCTGCGTCAACCTTGGCCGGTCTTTTATCGGCATTGAGCGCGATCCTGAATATTTCGACATAGCCTGCCGCCGCATCGAGGAAGCGCACCGGCAAGCTGATTTGTTCGTGGCAAAGCCCGCGCACATCCCGCCGCAACAGAAGGACATGGACCTATGATCCCCGCCTATGACAACCCCCACGCAACAACCCACCAGGACGCCATCCGTGAGGCCATGCTGCGCCTGTGCCGAGCTGAGGGGCATAAGTCAGGCGTGCCAAACAAGATGGGCATCGGCGTGGCCTTGGTGCCGCCCCGCCGCGAGAGGGACCGGCGGGTGGAGATACTGGCGGCTTTGACGCAGCCCGCCACGGTTCACCACATCAAGGACGTGACCGGCATCAACAATCAAACGGCCCGGAATATCTTGGAGGAACTGTTTGATGCGGGGCTTGTGACGCGGGAAAAGGTCAGACGAGGGCGCACCACGTTTTGGGTGTATCAGAAGGTGGGGAAATGACCGCCTATTACAACGAGGTTGACCCGCAGGCGGCGGCTTGGCTGCGGGAACTCATCAAGCGTGGTCACATAGCGCCGGGGGATGTTGACGAAAGGAGCATTGAGGATGTCACACCAGCTGAGCTTTTGGGATACACCCAATGTCATTTCTTCGCAGGCATCGGTGGATGGTCCTACGCCCTGCGCCTCGCCGGTATCCCCGATGATTGCCCGATCTGGACGGGATCATGCCCTTGCCAACCTTTCAGCACGGCAGGCAAAGGAAAAGGGTTTGCTGACGAGCGGCACCTTTGGCCAGCATTCCTCCACCTCATCACGCAGTGCGGAATTGAGCTTGTCATTGGCGAACAAGTTGCAGGCAAAGACGGCCTTGCTTGGCTCGACCTTGTATCAACTGACCTGGAAGCAGTGGGATACGCCTGCGGGGCGGTCCCTGCGCCTTCTGCGGGGTTCGGCGCGCCGCACATCCGAGAGCGCATTTACTGGGTGGCCGACGCCAACAACACGGGATCACAAGGACGGATCGGAATGCCTGAACGTGCCGATCAATGCGCTTTTGGGCAGATCGGTTTGGCTGGCTGGGTGGCCGACGCCAAGCGCGCATGCGTTCGGGGAAAACTTGGATCTGGAATTGGCAAGACGAGAGCGCTTGAAGGAAAAGCACAAGAACGGCAACGGTTCTGGGATAACCTTGGCTGTGATGGCACAGCTAACCGGACCGGCCCGACTAACGGCTTCTGGCGAGATGCTGACTGGCTCGGATGCCGCGATGGAAAGTGGCGGCCAGTTGAGCCCGGAACATTCCCGCTGGGTCATGGGATACCCGCCAGAGTGGGACGACTGCGCGGTTACGGCAATGCCATCAATCCCCACCAAGCGGCGGCGTTCATTGAAGCCGTGATGAGATAACGACAGGCCCGGCGCAAACCGGGCCTATTGCATTGGCTGGGGGCATGATAAGCTGGCCGCGCGGCTTTGGGGGCTTTGAGGCCAAGACCCGGACGGCCTGCGAGGTCAGGCAACTTCGTGAACCCGAACGCCAGCCGCACGGGCGCGCCGCACCATGTCCGCAGTGCCGCGCCCGCCAGCAAAGGCCACCACAAGATCCGGCTTCCCTTGATCTAGCATCTGCTGATTTCTGATCGGCCCTGCGGCCCTTCCGTGCTTTCCCCAATCAGCCGGGAAATACTGGATCGTGATACCGCGCGCCAAAGCCCAATCCCGAGCCAGCATGTCAGCGCCGGGCGCACATCCGTTGATAAGTTCGATTGGGGGCATCGGCGGCAAAAGCTGCGCCAGCACTTCTGCCATTTTCGCCCGGTCGCTATAGTGCCGACCGCCACAAACCAAAACCCTCATCGCCCTTCCTCCAACCATGCCAGCACATCAAAGCCGACAGCTTGCGACAGGTGCGCCATGCACCCGTCAAAATACGCCTTGAACGCCCCCTGGTCCATCGCGCCAAATGCCGTGCTGTGCGGCATCATCCCCGTGACATTGCCGGAGAGGTCGAAAATAGGTTCTAGCAGCCCCATCTTGCATTTCAGCGCCGTGTGTAGCGCCTCGGGGCTTGCCCATCGTCCTTTGGCCTGCACAACGTGCGAGAGGGTGCGCCAGTAGGTGCGGTGCAGGGGCAGCGTTCGTTTGTTGCGATGCACCAGATCGAACAGCGCGCCTTCCGGGAACTTCGCCAGATCTTCGGCATCAAAACCGGAAACCGGGGAGAGAACCCCCCGGCTAAGCCGCACCATTGGCGCGGGTGGTTTTTCGCGCTTGGCTGTCATGCCATGCCCAGCCCGGCCATGTAGGTATCCAGAAGCGCGGCTTCCTCTGCCCGAGCATCGGCGCTCTTGCGGCGCAGGGCGATGACCTTGCGCAGAATGGCCGTGTCATAGCCTTCCGCCTTGGCCGTGGCGTAGTGTTCCTTCACCACATCCTGAGCGTCACGCACCTCTGCGGCGGCGTGTTCGATCTGTTCAATAATCTGCGTAAGTTTGGCGTCGGTCATTGGTCAAGCCTCGTTTTCAGGGAGGCTGGCGATCACCTCCTCAATTGCGCGGATGAAGTTCACCGCGTAGGGTTCATGCTCTTGGGTGTGCGCCACCAAGTCGTAAAGCGCTTCTTGCACCTTGTCCCAATTGTGCTTTTGCAGGTCTTTGTCGGTCATCAGTTTGGCTCCATGATTTTCATATGCTTGTCATACACGCGCTGGGCAAACAGCTTGGCGTCATCGCCGCCGCCCAGCACTTGCGCTGCGTTGTCAACCAGCGCGGATTGGTCGGTGATGCCGTTCGCCATGGTTGCGCGCATGGTGTTCAAGGCGCGGCGTTCGTCGCGGCGGTTCATAGCAAGCCGTTGATTTTGAACGGAATTTCATCGTCCATATCTCGCGTGCCGCGTGCGCCGCCTGTGGGTGGTCGGTCATACCCGCCGCCTCGTTCTTCGCGCTGGCCTTCGCTGCGATCCTGCCCGCCGCCCATGAGGGTCACGGCGTCAACCCGCAGCGTGAGGTACGTCTTGCCTTCATGTTCGCGGGTGGAGAACTCACCGGCCACGCTGACCTTGCTGCCTTTTGTCAAGTACTGCGCCAAAGCCTCGCCACGCTTTCCCCACAGGGTGCAGTCGAACCACAGGGTCCGCTTGTCCTGCCCGTTGCGTTCCTCCACCGCGACGGTCCAGCCTGTCACCTTGTCGCCTGACTGTGTGCTGCGAACAACGGCGTCCTTGCCGATATTGCCTGAGATTGTCAGCTGTTTCATCGTGCGATTTTCTCCTGAAAATACCGCGCCCCGTTTCCTTCGGGTACGCTGTGTGTCCTGACAAATTCCAGCGCGCAGGCTTCCAGCGCCGCCCGCCCTTCTTCGTCCTTGTTCATCCAGCGCAACAGGGCGCTGTAGTCGGTCACCTCATGCCGCTGGACGGTGACCATACCCTTGACCGTTGTGCGCTTGGCGGCGTTTGCTTCGCGCTGAGAAGCTTCGGCACGTTCGCGCGCGGCATCGGCTTCGCGATGGGCTTCCAGATCGGTCGGCGCGGCGGCTTCTGCGGCCTTGCGGGCGGCTTCCGTATCTTCCCATGCCTTGCGGGCTGCGGCAACGCGGATAGCCTCTAGGCGGGCTGCTTCGGCGCGCTTGAACGCATCCACAGCAGCGACCAGACCCTTTGACTGCCGGTCCAGATCGGCAAGGAACGCCTTCCACCGCGCCACCACGTTGTCACACGCGGCTTTGTGCGGGCGGTACTCGGCTTCCTTGGCATCCTCGGCCTGTTTCTTCGCAGCCTTCACCGATGCAAGCAGCGCATCAACAGCGGCCATCTGTTCCGCGTTTTCCACCTTGCTGCCGTCCAGCCAGTTGGCGACTTCGGCAAACGTGTCGTCGTGTTCTGCTTGGATCAGCAGAAGGGGGTCATCTTCGGGCGGGTTGTTGTGACCAGCGGGCGGGGGGCTATGCGTCACGCTCAAGCTCCTCTTTGCGATAGGCCGCAGCCTGCATGATTGTCGGCGTCATGTCCGGGGCGAACACCTCTTGCAGCTTTGCCAGCACGACAAGATCCGGCGCGCCGTTCACCAGGTGTTCAACCCGCGCCAGCCGCGCCATACGGATTGCGTCGTGTTCGTTGTCGCAGCCGGGCGCTTTGATCGCCGCCAGCAATTCACGGCCCGTCATCGCAGCCTCAATGCGCTGGACATGGGGGGCCGGGTCATAGACGTTGGCGGTTGTCTCGCGCTTTTCCTTGTCCTTCTCATACAGGGCCAAGCCGAACGTGTTGCCGAAGGTGCGCAGAGCACGTTTCAGCGCGTCTGTTTCGGCTTCCTTGACGGCGCTTTCGATCACGTCGCCAATGTTCTCGGGCTTGCCGTTACCAGTACCACAAGCCACGCCTTCACGGATCACGCCGCCCACATCAACGCGGACACAGCACACATAGGCCACGCGGGCTTGAGCGTAGGGGCCGTTGTTGCCGGTCATCTGGAAAACCTCGTTCGAAGCGCATTCCAGCCGCGTCACAGTGTATGACCATCCGTTGCGCCCGAAGATGCGGTTTGCCTCGCTGATGACGTGCAAGCCATCGACGTACTCGCCATACTTGCCTTTCGGCGGCGGCTTGATCGCGGCGACGTCCAGCGGCTTGGCCAGTTCGATGCTGGCCTTTTGCCAATCCACCGTCATTGCGCCCACTCCATCACCGGAACCTTGCGTATCAGCCACACGTACTTGCGCGCCGCCAGCGTTCGCCATGCCCAGTCTGCCGTGCCGCGCGGGTATGCCCGGCGTTCGGAAAGCATCCGCCGCAGCATCATGCGTTCACCTGTCATCTTCGCAACCTCCATTGCCTTGCCTTGACAATCTTGCCCATCCTGCCGCAAGATGCAAGCACGATTTCAGCCTAGGAGGCAAACTATGACTGCGGAACAGATCCGCGCCGCGCTGTACGACCGGGTGTTGCGCCGGGTGGCAGAGGGTAGCGGCGTGTCGGAGCGGACGCTTAAGAACATCGTGGCCCAGCGCCACAAACCGCAGCCGGGTACGCTGGAAAAGCTGACCAAGTACCTGGGGGCCAAGCCGTGAGGCGGTACGCTGCAGCTTCGGACGGCAACCAACCCGAAATCGTCGCCGCGCTTCGGGCGGTGGGCGCAACCGTCAAAACCTGTCAGGCCGTGGGCCAAGGGTTCCCCGATCTTGTCGTGGCATATTCGGGGGTCAACCATCTTATCGAGGTGAAGGACCCCACGCAGCCGAAGCACCGCCACGCCTTGACGCCTGCGCAGGTGGAGTTTCACGCGACGTGGGCCGGGCCGATCCATATCGTATTTACGGCAAAGCAGGCGCTGGAAGCCATCGGCGCGCTGCGGGGTACGGTATCATGACCCTCAACGACGAAATGCACCTGTCCCACATGGCCCGCCTCAAACGCGCAGAGGCCACCATACGCGCCTTGACACGGCGGCTGGATCTGCTTGAAGGCCACGCAGATCCGAAGCCCGCTGAGATGCCCCCCGATGGCATGGCGGAGGTCGTCGCCATCGTCGCGGCGCAGTACGGACTGCGAGCGGCGCATCTGGTCGGGCCGTCAAAATACCGGCGCTACATCCCGGCGCGGTTCGAGGCATACCGCCGATTGCGTGACGCAGGTTTCAGCTATGGGCAGATTGGCCGGTATTTCGGGCGGGATCACAGCACGGTCATGCACGGTGTTGCGAAGGCCGAAAAGAGCGAAGCCCCACCCCGTACAGGGGCAGGGCTTGCAAGCGCCGTTGGTGACGGCTATAGTCAGCGGTGATGAAACGCAGGCAATTGTTACCACGGGTGGTGCCGAGTGACAATACCCTGCCCCAAGATGAGGGCGACACATGGCCAAGGGCTATGTCTATATTCTGACAAACGAATGCATGCTGGGGCTGGTGAAAATCGGCAGGACTGTAAACCCGGTTGAGTTCAGGGCAGAACAGTTGTTCACAAGCGGCGTTCCTGCACCGTTTAAGGTATACGGTGAATACCTTTGTCCAGACTGCGTGCGCGGGGAGGCTGATGCGCATACCTCTTTGGCCGCTTTTAGGGTGTCTCCTATGCGGGAGTTTTTTACCTGCGACCCGATGGCTGCGGAAGACGTAATCCGAAGCATTCAGGAAGAACAAGTAAACCAATGCGTTAGGGAGTTCTTGCCGGGTTATGTTGTAGCGTTTGAGGCAAAACTTAACGAGGCCATCCAATTCATGGCGGCTATTCCCGAATGAGCGGAACCGTCAACGTAGCGCGCAGCATATGGACCGATGCAGCGTTCAAGGATCAGCCATTTACTGAGCGCGAAGCCTTCATTTGGTTGGTCATGGAGGCATCATGGAAAGACAGGGAAAAGAGGTTCGGCAAGGTGTGCGTCCAGCTTCAGCGCGGACAGTTGGCTACGTCCATCCGCTTCATGGCAGAGGCTTGGTCTTGGCAGAAATCTACCGTTGATAGGTTCATCAAAAGGCTTGAAAGCCGGGACATGATAGGGACAGACAGCGGGACAGGTGTTTCCGTCATAACCATAAGAAAATACAATGAATATCAGTACCCGTCATCAGAAGCTGGGACAGACGAAAACACAAAACCGGGACAGAAGCGGGACAGAAGCGGGACAAACTATAAGAATGGTTCAATACAGGATGAAAAAAGAAAGAAAGAAGATGTTGGGGCTGACGCCCCCAATGCTGAGAAGGCATTCATGCCCGACGGTTGGGTTCTGAGCGAAGAAGGCTGGGCATATGCCCGCAAGCAAAACATTCCAGATGAGGTGATCGAAGATGAGGCAAGAGGGTTTCAAGCCTATTGGGCAGACCGCAATGACCGCGACGCAAAGAAGTCTGCCAGAGGCTGGGAACAGTGCTGGGCGAACCGCTGTCGCAGCATCGCGGGACGCTACGCAGGTCGCGGCATGGCTGGCAAAGCAACAGCCGGAGGATATGGACAAGGCGGCAGTATCGCGAGCATCGCAGCACGGCGTCGGGCTTCTGGTCAGGTATGAGTACCGCTATCCCGAGGGGCCGAACGGTGAGCGGATGCCGTCCTATGCCGTGGCTGTGGGCTGCGAAATCGACGGGACGCCGGACGGTGCGAACGCGGCCCTTGCCGATCTGCGCAACTTCATGACGCCAGCGCCCATCCGCGAGATTGAGGCATGGCTTGCGGAACTGTCTGTCATCGTGGCAAGGCGACAGGGCGACGAATTCAGCGACGAATTGCGGCTGGTGGCCTATTCATCGCGCCTTGCCCGGTATCCCGCCGACGTGGCGCGGAAGGTGACCATCGGAACGCCGTACAAGTTTTGGCCCACATGGTCTGAGATGGAAAAGCAGGCAGATGCTATGACGGGCGCGCGCCGCAGCATGATTGCAGCGCTTGAACGCGGCCCGGCCCTGCCCGAGCCTGTCCGCCGCCCTGCCACCGATGAGGAACGCGCGCGTGTCCAGGCGCTTGTGGATGAAATGTTCCCGTCGAGGGAACCAGAGATGCGCAAGGCGGCTGTGGATGAAGCGCTGCGCGGCAACTGCATGCGTGGGGATTGAGCGTAACTTGTCAGTAGCCCCCAAACTGCGATTGCCTGTCAGTTGCACCCGCCCCCACGCCATGCCACAGTGACCAGGCGCGGCCCGCCTTCGGATTGATCCCCAGAGGTTCCGGCGAAATCTCCCCGCCATGGGCCGCGCACGAAACACAGGGAGAGTGGAGATGATGAAAATGTGTGACTACTGCGGAACTGACGTGTTGCCCATTTGCGAATGTGGCCGCGAATACGTCAACACCCCACATGCCCTTGCCGATCTGCGCGCCGAGAATGCGCGGCTACGTAGCGTGCTCATGAAGCTGCAAACCTCGCAATGCTTTGGCAACGGCGAAGTTGTCGGCCTAGATCTGAATGCGTCGCCGCTTGGCCGCGAAATTATGGCACGCATCCAGGTTGCCCGCGCCGCCCTCGCCCAGAAGGTGACAGCATGACCGCGCCGGAACGGATCTGGGCATGCCCCGGAAACAATCGTGGATGGTATGCGGCCATGTGCAGCAACGAGCCATTCATGGATGGGCTTGATACCGAATACGTCCGCGCCGACCTCGCCCCCACATGGCGCAGCATCGACAGCGCGCCGAAGGACGGGACACCACACGTCAGGGCCATTCTGGTCCGACCGCTTTCCGGCGGGCATCCGTGGTGGGAATACATCTGCGGCAGGCTGGACGACGAAGGCGAGTTCCGCGACCATGACGATAACGCGCCGTTTAGTGCCGAAGATTACGATGCATGGATGCCCCTTCCCCAGCCCCCGGAGGACACGAAATGACCGACCCGCTTTTCACCCACCTCTACGGCAGCGCGCCGGAGGATGCAGCCAGCGCGATGAAGCGTAGCACTGCCATCACAACGCAAGACGTCGATGCGCCGATCTTCATTCCGAACGTATACGCTATGGACTTCAACCCGATGGAGTATGGCTTCTACAAGAACCCCAACCCTGTCGATACCGGCAGCGAAATCCTTCTTGATGGCGGCGTGATGCTTTGCAACGGGGTCATGGATGGCGTTACCGTATTCGTGCGGGAGCCTATCGTTCTGGAAGTTGACGGCCCGCTTACCATTCGCAACTGCGAATTCGCTTGGGATATGCCCGGCGTTCCGTTCTTGGGCTGCACTTGGCTTACAATCCGCGACAACGGACACCCTGTCAGGATCAATGACATCACCATTCGCCCGATATACCACGGCGAAGGCCGCGCCAAGCTGGGAGAAACGAAATGACCGGCCTCACCCCCACGATCACCCTGCCCGTCACCGAATACGAAGCCGCCCTTGCGCAGGCCCGCGCTGACGGGATGCGGGCGGCGGCTGAAATTTGCATGAATGAGGCGCGCTTCCGTGAGGCCCAAATCCTTGACGGTGGCGATCATCTAAACCGCGACCAGAAGATCCGGTGGGAGGCCGGGAAGATCGGAGCAACGGTTCTGGCTGACCGCATCCTCAACGAGACAGCCCACAACATCACCTTCAGGGCATTCATGGACAACTTTCAAGCCGCGGTATCAAAAGCCTTAGGCGTGCCCGCCGCGCTGGCCCCCGCCCCTGCGGTGCCTGCGGATGCGCCATTCCCAAAGCCGACATGGAACCCTGACAGTTCGCCATGCGGTGAGTGCCATTTGCCCATTGGTGAGACATGCGACATTTGCGGGGCTTCACATGCCCCCGAGGTGGTCACCAATACTGCGGATGCGGGGCTTGAAGCGCTGGTGGAGGCGGGCAATCGGCTGTTGCCGTATTTGGCATGGACAATTGGCCCGGAAAGCCCCGGCCATCATCCGACCATGCCAAGCGCGGTTGCCCATTTTTCCGCCGCTCTCACCGCCGCGCAGCCGTATGTGGAGGGGGTGTGATGGCCGCGCCAAAGCTGCTGCCGTGCCCGTTTTGCGGCGATGAGGCGGAATATTCGATCACTTCCGACGAAGGCCAGCGAAACGACTTCGACACCGTTCGGTGCAAGACTTGCGTTGCTGAAATGAGAACCATTCTTCACTGGATGGATAAGGGTGGCGAGCATAGAGACGCTCTTGCTTCTGCATGGAACCGCCGCGCAGCAATCGCTCAACACGATGACCGAAAGGGCGCCAAATGACTGACCGCTGCGCAGAATGCACTTGCCAGCACGGCGGGGTGTATTGCAACTGGATCGCTTCCACGCCGCAGGAATATAACGCCGAACTTGCCCGGCTGACCGCCCGCGAGGCCGCGCTGATCGACACCATCGCCCGCCTGACCGCCGAGCGTGACGCGGTGCAGGCTGAGGTTGCCCGCCGCGAGATGGAACGCAAAGCCATGTCTGCTCGGATTGGAATGCAACGCAAGGAAGTACGCCGGGCACTTAGCTGGGCGAACGCATGCCAGACAGCTATGTTCAAGACGATTGAAGAACTCAACATTTTCAAGCGTGCCGCTATCCGCGCCATCGCACAGGACAACACGCCATGACCACAGGCACCACAGCACTGCGCGCGCTGATCGAGGCGGTGGAGGCGGGAAAGCGCGGCCTGGGCCTAAACACAGCCGCCGTATTTGGAGACAACCAAACGGCAATGGATGCTGTAGACGCATTTGACGGCTCACTCGACGCCGCCAAGGCCCTGCATGACGCGCTGCTGCCGGGGTGGCGCGTGGAGAACGTCAGCCAGCATGATAATGGGGCGTGGTGGGTCAGTTTGCATCGGCCAGTGCAGGGTGACGATCTGGGGAATATCACGCTACCCGGCGCAACTGTCGCCGTATTCGACAACCCGAACCCCGCCCGCGCATGGTTGCTGGCTATCCTCAAGGCCAAGCTGGGGGCGGCAGAATGACCACAGACGCCGATACCCTGGCATTCACCTGCCGCATCCAGCACGGCAACCACAACAACGCCATGCTGATCGACCGCGTGATCGAGGGGCTGTCGTACACCCTCATGACGCGCGTGCAGATCCCGCTGTGGCAGGACGTGCGCGCTATGCAGGCGGAGGCGGGGGCATGATCGAAGGCATGGAGCGTGCTGGCCTAAACAGCCGCTGCATCGCCAAGTGCGACGATTGCGGTCTGGCCGAGTATGAGGCTTGCAGCTACGAGCGCGCCAGTGGCGGCGCTTGGCGACCAAATGAAGGGCAGGTCATCCATCGGCTGACAAAGCGTGGATGGTCGCACATCAAGGGAAAACTGCGGTGCATGGCCTGCGAATTGCAGCGCAAACCGCAAAAAGAGGATGAACAAGTGGCCGACAAAGTGACACAGCTGCGCCAGCCCACGCCGGAGCAAAAACGCCAGATCTTCGAAATGCTGGGCGTTGCCTATGACCCCAAGGCCGGGCGCTATCGAGACTGCGAAACCGACGTCACCGTGGCAGAGGCTCTGGGCGCAAACATCATGTTCGGATGGGTGGCCGCAATCCGCGAGGAGTTCTTTGGACCGGACGGCGGCAACGCCGAAATGGAAAACATCCGCGCCGATCTTGCGCGCTGGCAGTCCGAGGCGACCGCTATGCAACGGCAGGTCACGGACACGGCGGCACAGCTTGCCACGGCCATCACTAAGGTATCCGACATGCAGCGCCGCCTTGATGCGCTTGTGAAGGCCACCGGCCCGCGCATGAGGGCATGACGACTAGCCTGACCGGGGGCTAAATCCCGGCTGTAAGCTGTGAGAGCAGGGCGGCGGTTGGTTTGTAGCCCAATCCACAGCACCCCCGGCGCGGATTGTATGCCGCCTAGTTTGCCGCGTGACGGGGGAAGTATTTTCTGTATCCGGTAATTTATGTGTTGCAGTATCCGGTAACACATGGCATACATAGGACATGGAAACGGGAGAAACAAAATGCTGAACCAGATCATCACATCGCAAGACTTCATCGACGACGAAATCGTGGCAGCCAAGATCGCTGATAGCGACTTCGAGGTTTTCGTTTCGCCCGCTTTCGAATTTGACGGCAGCACCTTCCGCGTCCTCTTGGATGGCCACCACAGCTTGGCAGCCGCCATCGCAGCGGGCGTGGAGCCGACGATCTCCGAGCGCGACGCCGCCGAAGATGACCGCGTTGCCCTGATCGAAAACGCCGATGACTTCCTGGCCGCCTGCTGGATGGACGGCGAGTATCGCTTTGCCGCGACAGGGCGGGCCGTTTGGTGAGCGACCGCGTAGCAGCCCTTCGCCAGCGCAGGACAGAAGCCGGGCTTGTCCGCCTGGAAATGTGGGTGCCCGCAGAGCGCCGTGACGAAATCAAACAAGCCATCGCAGACATGCTTGACAACCCACCCCCACCGGCCCCATGATCTGGCTTCCTCCCATTGCCAACTGCCCCGTCCCGTGCAAATGGGGCGGGGGCTTTCGTTTGTCGGGGCTGTGTGTTAGCCTTCCTGAAAGCAGGAATTTTGGAAAATGGCGCAAGGCAACAAAAATCCATCGCCAGCCACCAGGTTCAAGCCGGGCAAATCCGGCAACCCCGGCGGAAAATCGGCAGAAATGGTATCCATCGAACGGCGCAACGCAGAAGCCGCCATGCGCATTCGTGAACGCATGTTGCGCGCCACTGAAGCCCGCCTTGTCGAAATGTCCAGTGAGGACGTCATGGCACTGATCGAACCCGCCATGCTGAAGCTGCTGACCGACAGCGAAACGCGCGGGCTTGGCGCACCAGTGCAGCCGGTGGACCATTCCAGCACAGACGGCAGCATGACGCCGACGCGGATTGAACTGATCGCCGTGCAGGCCAGGCATGACGACAGCGCGGATTAACCTGCCGCAAAAGCTGGTCGAGAACTTCGCGCAGCCCGCGCGGCATCGCGTCATTCGCGGCGGTCGCGGGTCAGGCAAGACGCGCGGCATCGCCAAGATGACCGCCATCAAGGGATACCAGCTTGCACAGCAGGGCCGCGAGGGCATCATCCTTGCCAGCCGGGAACACCTGAACAGCCTGGACGAAAGCAGCCTAGAGGAAATCAAGGCCGCCATCGCATCGGAGCCGTTCCTTGCCGACTATTACGAGATTGGCGAGAAGTTCGTACGCACCAAGAACAAGCGCGTGTCCTATGCCTTCGCCGGGCTGCGCCACAACCTCGACAGCGTGAAGTCCAAGGCCCGCATCCTGCTGAACTGGACCGATGAAGCCGAGAACGTGTCCGAGGCGGCGTGGCGCAAGCTGATCCCCACCATCCGCGAGGAAGGGTCTGAGAATTGGATCAGCTACAACCCCGAAAGCCCGGAAAGCGCCACGCATCGCAGGTTCATTGAGCAGACCCCAACGGGCTGCGTTGTTACCACGATGAACTGGCGGGACAACCCGTGGTTTCCGGCGGAACTGGACCAAGAGCGACGCGATGACATGCGCCTGCGCCCGGATACGTACGATCACATTTGGGAAGGCGCGTTTCTTGTGCGTACCGATGCGCAGGTGTTCGGTGGGTGCTTCACGGTTGACGAATTCGAGCCGGATGACAGGTGGGACGGGCCGTACTACGGTCTTGACTTCGGTTTCAGCCAAGACCCTAGCGCCGCCGTGGAGTGCTGGGTGCACAAGCGCAAGCTGTATATCCGCCGCGAGGCTGGCAAGCCCAAGCTGGAACTGGACGACACCGCGCCATACGTGATCGACCGCATCCCCGGCATGGACCGGGCCACTATCCGCGCAGACAGCGCGCGACCGGAAAGCATCAGCTACCTCAGGCGCCACGGGATGCCGGGCATCGTGTCGGTGGAGAAGTGGCCCGGATCGGTGGACGATGGGATTGCCCATATCCGCAGCTATGAGGGCGTTGTGATCCACCCGGACTGCACCCAGACGGCACGGGAATTCCGCCTCTACAGCTACAAAACGAACACGGCTGGCGACGTGCTGAACGTGGTGCTGGACGCGAACAACCACTACATCGACGCCATCCGCTACGCCATTGGCCCGCTGATCCGCGCGCGCCATGCCCCCCGCATTCGCACCCTGTAGCAAATCCCGCGATGTGATGTTACAACATATCAAACCAACACAGAGGCGCGCATGAAATTCCCCCGTCTGTTTCGCCGTGAGGTGAAGGAAAGCGCCGCAGCCCGCACAGTCGTGCTGTCGCCGGGCCAGCCCGTGTGGACGCCGCGCGACTACCGCTCGTTTGCGGTGGAGGGGTACCAGAAGAACGCCATCGCGTACCAGTCCATCAACCGCATCGCGGACGCCGTTGCCAGCGTGCAGTGGACGGCATGGCGCGGCAAGGCCGAACTGACCACGCATCCCGTGCTTGACCTTCTGCGCCGCCCAAACCCCATGCAGTCCGGGGCCGACTTCATCCGGGCCAAGGTGGGCTTCCTGATGATCGCAGGGAACGCCTATGACGAGCGGGTGACCGTGGGCGGCAAGGCGCGGGAACTCTACACCCTGCGCCCCGACCGCATGAAGGTTGTGGAAAGCGCATCCGGCACGCCTGCGGGCTACGTGTACGAAGTGGGCGGGCGGCGAGCTACGTGGGACGTTGACCCGCGCACGATGCAATCCGACATTCGCCATACCAAATTGTTCAACCCGCTGAATGACTGGTACGGCATGGCCCCGATTGAGGCGGGGGCCTACGCCATTGACCAGCACAACCTTGGCATGGCTTGGATGCAGGCCCTGCTACAGAACAGCGCCCGGCCATCTGGTGCCCTTGTGCTGGCCCCTGAGGCCACGCTTTCAGACGAACAATTCGCCCGGCTGAAAGCGCAAACCGAAGATCAGTACCAAGGCGCGCACAACGCGGGGCGGCCCATGTTGCTGGAAGGCGGGCTTGACTGGAAAGAGATGGGCCTGTCGCCGGTCGATATGAGTATTATCGAGGGCAAGAATTCATCGGCGCGTGACATTGCGCTGACCTTCGGCGTTCCCCCGCAGCTTCTGGGCATCCCCGGCGATAACACCTATTCCAACTACCAGGAGGCGCGGCTTGCCTTCTGGGAGGATACCGTCATTCCGTTGCTGGACATGCTGGCGGCGGGTTGGTCCATGTGGCTGGCGAATGGCGAGATTGAGCTAAAGCCCGATCTGGACCAGATCCCCGCCATTGCCGAAAAACGGCAGAAACTGTGGGACATGGCCGACAAGGCGACAGACCTGACCCTGAACGAACGCCGCGAACTGAAAGGCTACGCGCCGATCCAAGGCGGCGACGTGTTGCTGGTGAACGCCAGCACCATCCCGCTTGCCGATGCCATCGCACCGCCTCAGCCACAGCCACAGCTTCCGCCTGCCGATGCTGCCGGGCTGGCATATGGTGAGTAAGGCGAAGATCGTCGCGGCACAGGGGCGCTACGTTGACCGGGTGGCGCAGAACTTCCGCGCGCGGATCGAGCGGGAACTGACAGCCGCGACAGAGGAAGCCGTGCGGTTTTGGCAACTCACGGGCACCGTGCCGATGATCCCCACGGAACGGTTGACGCAGATCTATGCCGGGCTGATCGAGGAAGCGGTATTGGCTTTCGTGTCTGGCGTGAAGTCGCACGGCGTACCGCTGGAAGCAAAATCCTTCGCGGATATCATGCGCAACATCGCCCGCGCTTTCATTGGTCAGGAAGCCATTCGCCGCCGCATCGTCGGGGTGGCCAACACAACGCGCGCCATCATCATTCGGCAGGTGGATGCGGGGTATGCCGAAGGGCTGGGCGTGGCCGAGATTGCCAAGAGCATCACCGAGGAAGCGCCCCGCATTTCGCGCACCCGTGCGGCCCTGATATCCCGCACCGAAACGCATGGCGCGGCAAACTATGGCGCGTGGCAAGCGGCGAAGCAATCCGGCGTGCCGATGGAGAAGGAATGGGTATCCGTCGAGGATCACCGCACCCGCCGGTTTTCCGAGGGCGACGAATTTGACCACGCCATGATGAACGGCGTGCGCGTGGGGATGGATGAACCGTTCCAGCTTCCCATGCGGGACGGGTCCATTGCGCTGGCGCTGTATCCCGGCGACCCGGCGGCCCCTGCGGCGTGTTCGATCAACTGCCGCTGCGCCCTGACGTTTGAGGTATCGCTTGACAGCCTCTTGGACGGCATCCTGTAGCGTGTATTCCCATGCCGCAGGCGATATGATATAACACGCAAAACGAGCGCAGGTAACAGAATGACCGGGCAGGCCATGCAGCACAAATCTACCGCGTTCGAGATGAAACGCGAACCGGACGAGGACGGCGTTTTCGAGGGATACGCCAGCATCTTTGACGTGGTCGATCAGGGCATGGATACCGTTGCGCCCGGCGCGTTCACCAAGAGCCTTTCCGTCCGCATGCCCAAGATGCTGTGGCAGCACGACACGACCAAGGTCATCGGCGTGTGGGACGTGGTGCAAGAGGACGTGCGCGGGCTGTTCGTACGTGGGCGGCTGCTGAAAGACGTGCAGCAGGGCCGCGAGGCTATGGCGCTGATGAAGGTCGGCGCGATTGACAGCATGTCAATTGGCTACCGCACGATTGAGGCCGCACCGGAAGCGGGTGGCCGGGTGCGCAAGCTGATGGAGGTGGAACTGCATGAGGTATCCCTTGTGACGTTCCCGATGCTGCCCGATGCGCGGATTACTGATGTGAAGTCCATCGGGACGGAACGGGAATTTGAGGCGTTTCTGCGGGATGCAGGATACAGCCGCAAGGAGGCCGCAGCCATCACGCTGCACGGCTTCAAGGCCATCACCGGGCAGCGGGATGCTGGGCAGGGCGATGCGCAGACCGAGGGCTTCGCGACCCTTATGACGCAAATCCAACAGCTACAGGGGAAAATCCATGGCTGACGAACTCGAAATGAAGGCCGTTGCCGAAGCGGTCAAGGAAATCAACAAGACATGGGACGCCCAGAAGGCCGCGCTGGCCGAAATGGACGCCGAGGTCAAGAAACTCGGCGACGAACGTCCCGAAACCAAGGCCAAGCTGGAAAAGATGGAGGCCGATATCGTGCGGCTTTCCGAGGTGACCGAGGAGGCCGTGCTGGCCGCCAAGCGCCAATCGCGCGTGGTGACCGACGAAAAAGGCAACGCTGTCGATCTGGACGCCAAGGCCCGTGACTGGGCGCGCGCTGTCACCGCCCGCACTGGCGCATCGCTGGATGAAAAGGGCTTCAACGCCGCATCGCTGGACGAATACAAGGCCGCGTTCAACCGGCTGGTTCGCCTGAACCTCGACCACACCCGCCTGTCGGAAGCGGAGCGCAAAACGCTGTCGGTCGGCACCGACACGGACGGCGGCTATTTCGTGCACCCCGATCTGTCGGGCCGCATGGTGGCGAAGATCTACGAAACCTCCGCCGTGCGCGCCTATGCTTCGGTGCAGGTCATCAGCACGGATGCGCTGGAAGGCTACTACGACAACAACGAAGTGGGCTTTGGCTGGGTTTCCGAACTGGAAGCCCGACCGGCAACCACGACCCCGGCTGTCGGCAAGTGGCGCATTCCCGTGCATGAAATGTACGCCATGCCGGAAGCCTCGCAGAAGATCCTCGACGATGCCGAAGTGGACATGGAGGCATGGCTGGCTGGCAAGATCGCGGATCGCTTTGCGCGCGCCGAAAACAACGCCTTCGTGGTCGGCAACGGCGTGGGCAAGCCGCGCGGCTTCCTCGACTACCCGGATGGGTCGGATCTGGTGACTTCGGTTGCCCGCTTCAAAACCGGCGTCAACGGGGCCTTCGCTGCCGCTCCGAATGGCGGCGACGTGCTGATCAACGCGCTGTACAACCTGAAGGCGCAGTACCGCGCCAACGCGACGTGGTTCATGAACCGCGCCACCACTGGCCTGACCCGCAAGCTGAAAGACAGCGACGGGGCCTATCTGTGGTCGCCGGGCATCGCTGCGGGCCAGCCTGCCAGCATTCTTGGCTATCCCATGGCGGCGTTCGAGGACATGCCGTCCCCGGCAACAGGTTCGCTGTCCATCGCTGTGGGTGACCTGCGGCAGGCGTATCAGGTGGTTGACCGCATGGGCGTGCGCATGCTGCGTGACCCCTACTCGGCCAAGCCGAAGGTGCAGTTCTATGCCACCAAGCGCACCGGCGGCGACATGATTAACGGCGAGGCGCTGAGCTTCGTTGAATTCTCGGCCTGATCGCATGGCGGGGCTGTAATGGCCCTGCCTTTCCCCTGACACGCAACATAGGAGAAACCCCATGCGTGACGGAATTTCCAATCTCCAGCTGGTCGATCTTTCGACTGACACGCTGGCGGGCACCACGCCCAACGCTTCGGCATGGCTTGATACCAAGGGCTATGACAGCGCATCGATCATCGTGCTGACCGGCGCTGTGACCGACGCTGGCACCACGGCGGGTTTCACGGCCACGCTGCAAGAGAGCGACCTGACCACGGATGCCAGCGCCACCGCTGTTGCGGCTGCTGACTGCGTGGGCGGCGTCAACACCGTGACCGTCACTTCGGACACGGCTGACAACGTGATCGCGGGCAAGATCGGCTACAACGGCAACGCCCGGTACATCCGCGTCAACTACGTGGGCACCACCGGCACTGATGCCATCGTGCGGACCATCGGCATGCTGGGCGAACCGTCCAAGGCCCCCACGACCTTCATCGGCGCATCGGTCGCGGCCACCTGAATTTTGCGAGGGGCTGGGCAACTGGCCCCTTTCCAAAGTACAGGAGAACAGCATGCGGGTCATCCTTCACATCGATTACCGCTGCGCGCCTGAGGGCAGCGTGGTGCAGTCCTACAAGGCGGGCGATGAACTCACCGGCAAGGCCGCACAGCTTGCGCTTGATGACGGCGTGGGCTTTGTGCCTGTCGAGGAAACCAAGCCCGCCGCGCCGCTGGAAAACAAGGCCAAGCGGGGCCGCAAATGAGCCTGCGCCAGCCCGTCCAGTTGCAGCCATATCGCGGGCATGTGCTGGTGACGCCGCCTGCGGTGGAGCCTGTGACGCTGAATAGCGTGAAGGCCACGCTGTCACTGGAAGGCACGTGCGACGATGAGATGATTATGGAATTCATCAGCGCGGCGCGGACCTATATCGAGGAAGTGACGGGGCTGGCGATGATTTCGCAGGTCTGGCTTTTGTCGCTGGACCGCTGGCCTTCGGGGCAGGAGCCGTGGTGGGATGGCTGGCGGCAGGGGTCGCGGATGGAGTTGACCGGGCCGGGTAGCTGGGGGCCGCTGGTCATGCCGCGCTACCCGCTGCAATCCGTGGATGACGTCGAGACGTTCAATGAGACCGGCAACGGCACGATGGTCAACATCGGCGCGACGTTCGACGTTGACGTGTACCAGAGGCCGGGCCGCGTATCGCTAAAGCAGGGGGCAACGTGGCCCATTGCCATGCGCAGCACCGATGCTATCCGGATGACCTACACAGCGGGATATGGCGATGCTGCGGCCAGCGTTCCGGCCCCTCTGCGGACGGCTGTGCGGCAGATGGCGCTGTATCTCTACACGCACCGGGGCGATGGCTGCGATGTGGGCAGCGCGTACCGTGACAGCGGCGCGGCTGGCATGGCCGATGCGTACAAGGTGGCGCGGCTGTGAGCTTCCCAAGCCCCTTTGACGTTGGACGTGACATTGCGGCGGGGCTGTCCAGCTTCATCAAGCACGGCAACAACGCCGATGTGGGGAGCACGTACGAACCTGTCGCCACGTCGGGGCATGTGGAACTGCGCCCGCCGTCTGGCGCGGCACCTCTGCGCATCGTGTCGAGCAATGCAGGCGATACCGCCGCAGGGCTTGGCGCACGGTCTGTCATGCTGACGGGGCTGGACGCGCAGGGCAACACGATCACCGAAACGCTGGCCATGAGCGGCACAACCCCAAGCGCATACACCACACGGGCGTTCTGGCGGCTGAATTTCGTGGATGTGCTGGCATCCGGCACCTATGCCAACGCGGCTGCGGGGTCGCATCTGGGCAACCTCACCGTGAGCGACAGCACAGCGGCGATCTGGGCCGTCATGCTGCTGAATGGCTATGCCAATTCCCGCTGGCAATCGTGCTGGTACACCGTGCCGAATGGGGTCCGCGCCTTCGTCAATGGCTACCGGGTCGGCGTGGAAAGCAACAAGACGGCCAACGTGAAGTTGCTGGCCCGGCGCGATGCGCTGACAGGGGCCGCGCCGTTCGCGCCCATGATGGAGTTGACCGAATTGACCGGCGTTGCGGGCAGTATCGACGTGGATCTGCCGTTCGTGTTCGGCCCGCTGCCTGCCTGCACCGACATTGGGGCAATCGCGCAGATGGAAGCCACGTCCGGGCGGGTGTCGGTCGATTTCGACCTTATCTTGGAGCGTGCGGGATGACGTGCTGCAAATACACCGCCGGGCAGTTGCGCGAGATCATCGCCGTACAGGCCAGTACGCGGGCTTCTGATGGGCAAGGCGGCTTCACGGTCACATGGGCCGCGCTGGCGGGGGCATCCACGCGGGCGATGATTACAGCCGCGCCGGGCAGTGAGCGGTGGGGCTTCATGCGCCAGGTGCCGGGCAACACCTACAAGATGGTGACGCGGTATTTCCCCGGCGCATCGGCGGCGCAGCGGATCATCTGGCGCGGTGGCGAATATGCCGTGCTTGGTGTGGTTGATCCCGACGCGCGGGGCGATTGGCTGGAATGGCGGATTTCGGACGGGGTGGCATCATGACTGCGGTAGAATTGCGCATTACTGGACCAAGCGGCTTGCTGCTGTGGCTTGATCCCGATGACACCGTGCAAGTCCCCATGGCGCTGAGCGAACGGGTTCTGTGCCGCCAAGCGCTGATGGACGCGCTTTCGTTGTTGGATCAGACCGAGCCGCGACGTGTGGCGGTGAAAGAGCCGGACCCGATCATCCGCGCAAGGCCATGGTGGCCGTTCAGGATGCCAGAGCCAGCCGTGAACCCATACCAGCCCGTTGCAAGCTGTCCGACAACGCCCCCACCGCCAAAGCCAAAAGGATAACATCATGACCAGCATCGGCGTTGAAATGGGCGGAATGAAGGAGTTGCTGGCGCAGATCGGCGCGGCGACGGGCAAGGCGGATGCGGTGGTGCTGGCGGTTGTCACCAAGATGACCACAGACACGCGCAACAACGCCGTGCGGGGCATCCAGCGCGGGCCGAAGTCGGGCGATACCTACGAGGGCAAGGCCCCCAAGCGCACGCACAAGGCGTCCGCCCCGGGCCAGTACCCGGCCAGCGATACGGGGCGTCTGGCGTCCAGCGTCAACATGGTGCTGCCGACGCCGGGCAGTCCTGTGGGCTTCGTGGGCACTGATGTGCAATACGGCCCGTGGCTGGAATTCGGCACGTCCAAGATGGCGGCGCGCCCGTGGCTGCTGCCATCGTTCAACAAGGCGCGGGCGACTGTCGAGACGGAATTGAAACGCAAATGGGAGGCGAAGGGCAATGGGATTTGAGAACGCCGCGCAGCAAATCGTGTTCACGGCCCTGAATGGCGCTGTGGGCTGCACCGTGTTTGATACCGCGCCGTTCCTGCCCGAAGCCGCACCGGCCACCTCGTTCCCGTACTGCGTCATTGGCGACGACACGCTGGACCCGTGGGATACCGACGATCAGGTGGGGGCATCGGTATCCGTCACGCTGCATTTCTGGTCGCGCGCGGAAGGTATGGCACAGGTCAAGGGGTTGATGGGCAACGCCTACGACCTGTTGAACCGGGCCGCGCTGACCAAAGCCGGATACAACGTGGTCGATTGCCTGTTTGAATTCAGCACGGCCATGAATGACCCGGACGGCAAAACGAAACACGGGATCGCGCGCTACAGGCTGACGATACAGCGCGTCTAGCCCGATGCGGAACGATATGCTATAACGTGACAAACCCATAGGAGACGGAAAATGGCAGGATTTAGCGGTCGGGAAATGACGGTGGACTGGGATGCGGTCACGCTGGTTGGCGTTCGCACCAAAGGTTTCACCGTCAACAACGAATATGTTGACGTGACGACCGACGATGACAACGGCTGGCGGACCCTGCTGTCCACTCCGGGCCTGCGTTCGGTCGAGGTGACGGCGGCGGGTATCACGTCCAGCGAAACCCTTCTGGCGGCAATCATGGCGGCCGACATTTCCGGCGAAACGCTGACGATGAACCTGCCGTCCAGCCTTGCCAACCCCGGCACGCTGGAAGGCACGTTCCTTGTGTCCAGCTATGAACAGACCGGCGAACATGACGGCGCGGTTGAATTCACCGCCACATTCATGAGCACGGGCGCTGTCACGCGCACGGCATCGACTGCATGATGCGGACCATGACGGCGACCCTCGGCGGGCAGGAACTGGAGCTGGGCTGCACCTTTGGAGCGGCGGCTGATCTGGCGGCCAAGGTGGGAGACCCGCTGGCCATCGTGCGGGAAGCGCAGCTTGAGGCGATGATGGGCACCATCGGGCAGGTGTACAACCCGAAGTGGACCTTCACCGTCGCCAACGTGCCGCAGATCCTGCATATCGGCATGAAGGCGGCTGGTTCCAAGCAGACGCTGGTGCAGGTGCAGGACATGGTGGCCGATGCGGGCTTTCTTGAGGCCAAGGCGGTTGCGCTGGACTACATCGCGGCCATCGTGACCCCGAAGGCGCAGGAAAAGGCCGACGATGCGGACGGAGACGACGCGCCGGGGGAGTGACGTGGGCCGCCTTCACACGCACGGCCTACCAGGCGGCCCGTGGCTGGGGCATTCAGCCTAGCGAATTCTGGGCAATGTCGGTTTGGGAATGGTGGGCCGAACTGGACGCGAAGATTATCGAGAACCGCAAGATCAGGGAAATGTCTGGCGGGCGCAAAGGCGGGGGCACGAATACGAGCTTCGCGCCAGCGGCATGGGCGGCAGCGCGGAAGCGGCACAAGGAAAAGATGAATGGCCGAACTGAGCGCGCTTAACGTACGGATCACAGGGGACGCCACAGACCTGCGCACCGCCGCTGTGCAGGCCACGACCAGCCTCAAAACCGTCGAGGATGCCACCGAGGGCGCGGCCAAGAAGGCCATCGTTCTCAAGGGCGATCTGGACAAGCTGGTTGACGCGACCGAGAAAGTAAGCGTCAAAACCCGCAAATTCGGGACCGACATGACCGGGCTTTACCCGGCCATTGACACGACTGGCACCAAGGCCGTTGCGCTGTCGGTCGGCTTGGACAAGCTGGGCGATGAAGCGGTGCAGACCGGCGCGGAACTGGCGCGCGTGGGCCAGAACGCAGTGCAAACCGGCAACGCCTTGGCCGTGGCGCAGACCAAAACGACGGCCATGGGTGCGTCTTTGGGCCGCCTGTCCAGCCTGTCAGGCAATGCGCGGGCGCAGATCCAGAATGTTGGCTACAACATTGCCGACATGGCCGTGCAATTCGACATGGGCACCAAGGCCACAACGATCTTTGCGCAGCAGGGTTCGCAGATCCTTGGCGCATTCGGGCCTGTGGGGGCTATTCTGGGCGCTATGGCGGCCATCACGCTGCCTTTGCTGGGGGCTGCGCTTTCTTCTGGCGGGGCTAAAGCCGCCACGCTCGAGGACGCAATGGGGCGTCTGGGCGAGGCCCTTGACGCTTACGAGGGCTATACCGCCGTCGCATCGGCATCCACGGCGGAACTGACTGAGAAATTCGGGGAATTTGCTGGGCAAATCCGGGGCTTTTCTGACTACATGGCCAGCGTTTCGCTGGGCCGCACGTTCGATGAACTTCGCGGCACGATTGACCTTGTGAAGGGTCCGCTTGCGGAAGTGCAAGCCGCCATGATGCAGGTAGCAGAGGCGCAGGCGTATCTTGACAGCATTCCGAAGGACGATGTGTTCGGCATCCTGAATGCGCAGGACGCCTTGGCGCTGTTCCAAGAGAAACTTGACGAGACGGCCCGCAAGATGGGGCTGTTGCCAGAGGAAGCGCTGCGACTGGCGGCAGCAATCGACCAAATCCGTCCGTCTGACAGCTTGGAGGACATGGCGCGGGCCGCTGCGAATGCGCTTGCCGTGATCCGCCAGATTGAACCTGTCGGGGCTAGGTTGCCAGCGCCGTTGCGGGCGGCGGCTGCGGCCTTGGAGGACATGGCCAAGCGCGCGGCTGATGCAGCATCGGCGGGATGGGATGCTTCCGCTGCGATGCAGTCATTTGCCAACCTGACGGGCGTTGCCGAAACCGCAGCATCCGGGCTTTTGTCGCGCGTGCAAGCTGTTGCATCTGCCGCGTGGGACATGGCCGGGGCGCTGGGCGAGGCGCAACGCATGGCCGATCCGGCAAACTTTAAACTGGCCGGTGCCTATGGCCTTTACGCATCCACGCGCCGGGCCGCGCCTGCTGTGGCACCTGTCGCGCGGCCTGAGAGTGGCGGCGGTGGTGGCGGTGCAGCCGGTGCAGCCGGTGAAAACCCGCTGGTGGCCGATATCGAGCAACTGCGGGAACAGCTTCTGACCAAGGAACAGCTTGAGATCGAAAGCTATGCCCGCCAGCACGAAACGTTGCTGGCCGCGTACGAGCAAAAGCTGATTACGCAGGAGGAATACAACGCGCTTCTGCAATCGTCGGAGTTGAACCACGCCAACGAAATGGCGCTTATCAAGGAGCGCGAGGCTGAAATGGTGCGCAGCGCGGCGCGCGGCATGTACGGCGAACTTGAGGGGTTGCTGGGCGCGTTCGGGCAGAAATCCAAGGCGGCGGCGATCCTTGCCATTGCGTTGAACAAGGGCTTGCGCATCGCGGAAATCATCCAGAACACGGCTGCGGCGCAGATGCGGGCCTATGCCGAACTGGGGCCGGTCGCGGGTGCGGCGGCGGCTGCGAAGATCGGCGCATACGGCAAAATTCAGGCGGGCATCGTCGCGGCAACCGGGCTGATGCAGGCCGGTGGCGGAGGGGGCGGCGGAAGCGGGGGCGGTTCGTCGATCGGCAGCGGATCAGATAGCGGCGGCGCGGCAGCAGCCCCTGCCCCGCTGGATGTTCGGTTGACGGGTGGCCTTGATCCGCGCACGCTGTATACTGGTCGGCAGATCAGCGAATTGCTTGAGGCGCTGACAGAAGAAGCGGGCGGCAGGGGCTTTCGTTTGGTGGTGGCGCGATGATCTGGACCGACACACTGCGCCGCGCCGATCTGGCTCTGGCCGGGCAGGAGAACAACCCGTTCTTCGCATGGTCCAACATTGCGGCCACGGCGACGCTGAGCGGCACGGCGGTTGCGACCGATGGGCAGCGCGAGAACGCCGTGAGCGGCGGCACGGCCCCGCGCTGGCGACCGTCCGGCACGGGCGATGCAACGTTCATCGTGGGCATTGCTGCGGATACCCCGGTGCGGTTTCTGGGCATTGCGGCGCACAGCCTGCACAAGGCGGGCGCGCTGGTGCAGTGGCACTACAACCTGTCGGCATCGGGCGGTACGTGGGTGGCTGTCACAGCGGCGGCTGCGGCGGTGCAAGGCGCTATGGCGTGGCGGTTCCGCGAGGTGACGGCCCGGCAATGGCGGCTGACGGTATCCAGCATTGACGCGGCCAACGTCGCAACGCTGGGCGTGCTGTTCGTCGGCAATGAGACGGTCATGCCGATGCGGATTTACCAGGGTTTCGCGCCGCGCATCGTGCCAACCAATGTCGAATTGCAGTCCAACGTGTCGGAGGGCGGCAACCTTCTGGGGTCCAGCGTTGTTCGCTCGGGGTCCAGCCTGGACATGGCGTTCGCCCATATCGCGCCTGCGTTCGTGCGGGGCGAGTTCAAGCCCTTCATGGAGCATTTCAACGCCGGTCGCGGCTTCTTCACGGCATGGCGTCCTGAGAAATACCCGGAGGATGTGCATTTTGGCTGGCGTGACGGCGGCGTGATCCGGCCAGACAACGCCGGGCCGCGCGATTACATGGCGCTGCGGGTACAAGCGAGGTTGCACGATGGCTGACAACACCTTGACGCTTTCGATGAACACCAAGTTGGCGCAGGCTGGCATTGCTGTTGCTGAATGGATGCTGCGGATCGGCTTGCCCTATCGTGCGGCCTTCGCTGTCGTGCGGGCAACGTGCTGGGTGCGTATCGGTCGGCGCTGGACGTGGCTTGGCCGCAATTTGGAGTTGCACGATGGCTGATGAATTTGGCCGTGATCTGCAAACCATCGTGGAGATGGATATCGACTATTGCACCCGCACGTATGGCGTGCTGCCGTGCCGCGCTGCGCTGGGGCAGGCGGTCATGCGGACGAACCTTGCGCTTAGGTCGCAAGAATTCGGCAACGCCACATGGGCAACGTCGGGGATCACGCGGGTTGTGGATACGGTCGTTGCGCCGGATGAAACGACCACGGCAGACACGTACACCAGCACGGGCGGCAGCAGCTTTAGCCAGACCATCGCCAAAGCAGCCACCGCACTGCAATACACGGCATCGCTGCATGTGAAGATCAGCGCGATCACGGCCTTTACGTTCACGCTGGACGGCGTGTCGGCGCTAAATCGTGGCGCGGCGGTGTTCGATCTTGCCGCCATGACCCTGACCAGCGTCACGGCGATTGGCACGTTCACCGGGGCAACGGCTGGCGTCGAGGCGCTGCCGGGCGGGTGGTATCGCATCTGGCTGACCGTCACCACCGGCACCGAAACGAGCATGCGATACCGGGCTTTCTGGGCTGGCACGGGAACGGTGTTGACGTTGTGGGGCGCGCAGCTTGAGTTGGGCTTGGGAATGTCCACCTACAAACCCACCACGACTGCCGCAGTTACCGAAATGTGGCGCACCGGCACGGCCAAATGCTACAACGGCTATGCGACGTGCCAGAGCAAGCCGCAGTTTGCCAGCGAACCCAAGACGCTGCGGTACGGCATCAACACGAGCAACCTGCCCGTGGATCAGGCGCACATTTTCCCGGCGCTGCGGTCGGTGTCCACCCGCGCGGCGGAAATCAACCTGTCTGGTGTCGATCCGCGTTCCACGGCGCTGGGGGTCAGGGGCAAGGCCACAATCGAGATTGACGACTTCACCGATAACGACCTGTCGGTGGACAAATACGCGCTAGAGCGGGTCAGCGGTGCGGCACAGGTGGATGGCATCGGCTATCTGCCGCAGGACCGCAGCACGCATCTGCGCAAGATGGCCGTGCGGTTTCCGTACTACAACGGGCGCGCGGCGCGGGTTGCCACGGGCAAGGCGGGCGAGTTGCTGGCCGACTACACCCGCCGCCACTACGTCATCGCAGAGAAAACCGGGCCGGGGTCTGCCGGTCGGCAGCGCATCTTGGTTAAGGATATTTTCGACATTGCCGAAGATGACAAGTCTGTGCTGCCTGCCCTGTCGCGGGGCAAGCTGGAAGCCGATGTTGACGACGCCGCAGGGGCCACGCTGACGCTGCTGCCTGCCACTGTGGGGGCCGAGTACCAAGCATCGGGCCGGGTGTGCATCGGTGGAGAGGTGGCGCTCTACACCCGCGTGGGCGACGTGCTGACCCTGACACAGCGCGGCATGGATGGCACGCAGGCCGATAGCCACAGCGCGGGCGATCTGGCGCAGGAGTGCGCGCGGTTTGACGCCGTGCCGCTGGCTGATGCGCTGCACACGGTACTGACCAGCACGCTGGGCACCAACCCGATCCCCACTGCGCAGATCGACCTTGCCGAATGGCAGTCCGAGGCGCTTGGCTGGCTAGCTGGCGTTGTCGTCACGGCGACACTGACGGAGCCATACCCGCGCAAAGAGCTGGCGGGCGAGTTGTGCCAGTTTGGCGCGCTGATCTGGCCGGATGAGGTGGATCAGACTATCCGGTTCCGGGCCAACCGCCCGCTTGGTCCGGGCGAGACGCCATATCTGCTGAGCGATGGCGAAAACCTGTTGGAAAAGTCGGGAGACATTGCCGACGATGTGAAAGAGCGGATCACGCGCGTGTTTTTCTGGCACGGTATGCGCGACCCCACGCAGGGCATTGACGGCGCGGAAAACATGAACAAGGGCGAGGTGTCCTTGAACGCCGAGGAGGAGCAGCCGCAGAGTTACGACGAGGTGCGTCTGCACCAGATCACGACGCGCTGGCTGGGGCAGTTTGGCAGCAACACCATCGCCGCAATCGTTGCTGACCGGCTGGCATCGCGCTACCGGGTGACGCCGCAGACCTACACCGGCATGCTTGACGACAAAGACGCGCGCAACATCAAGCTGGGCGACATTTGCATGGTCACAACCCGGCTTATCGTGGACGTTCACGGCGCACCCCTACCCACATTGATGCAGGTGCGGTACATTGAGGACACGGTGCCGGGGCATCGGGCGCAGATCAAGTTGCAGACGTTCACCTTCGAGGGGCGTTTTGGTTACATCATGCTGCCCGACGCGCCGGATTATGATGCCGCCACCGATGCTGAAAAGCTTGAGGGGGCTTGGATGGTTGACGAAGCAATCGGTGATTTTGGAGACGGCCTTGGCCCGTATGTGATGTTCTGATGGCATGGACAAATTTTCTAGACGCAGTTTTGGCGCACAAAAAGCCGATCACCCTGCAAATTCTGCGCGGGCTGCGCGATAACATCATTTCGTTGGCGGCGGGTGACCCCGGAGCGCCACGTGTCACGCAATCGGCTCTACTTGAGGCGGTTTCTGGCGCTGGCACAGAGGTTGTGAGGATCACGGGCGCGCTGGAAGATGGCGAGGCTTCAAGGATCTCAATCGGCTGTATTGCCGATGCCAGCGTTCGCGTCGTCATGTCAGGTGACGGCAACGTCAACGTATTGTGCTACGTGACCCGTAATGGTGCTTTTCAGCAAATACAGAGCAGTAACGGGACATTCACTATAAACTTGGAGTATGGGGATAATGCGGATGTTTCGGCAATAAAAACTGCGGGCGGCGTTGCTGAAAGTTACGATATTGCTGTTTACACCGTGTCCCCGTCGCCAAGGGTGCTGGTACTGCGCCAGACCAAAGAGCTTCCGATCTAAGCCATTGCGCCCGTAACAAACCGCATCACAAGCAGTAGTGCCAAGACACATCGCGATATGATACAGTCCCGGCAATACGCACCTGAAAAGGCCCCGGCATGATCTGCACCAGCTATCCCCATATTCGCGGCGCGACGTTCCGCATCCGGCTGGCCGTGCCGCTCAACACGGATGGGTGGGTGCTGACCAGTGCCGCCACCGCGCTGGGCGTCATGTACGATCTGGATATTCGGGCCATTGATATTTCGGGCAACACGACGGAAACGGGCGTTGTGGAAATCAGCGCGCCAGCCACGGACACGGCGCTATGGCCGCTGCACCTGATGCAGGCAGACTTCAAGGCAGTGCTGGGCGATGAAGTCGTCTACCAGCGCAAATTCTTCATCAACGTCGAACAAGGGGTTACGCCATGACGGTCGATCTTCTGGGCGGTGGCCGCGTCGGCCCGTCTGCATATGAAATCTACGTGGAAGTGCAGACGGCGGCGGGTCAGCCCGTCCTGAGCAAATCGGCGTGGATTGCATCCCTTGAAGGCGAGGCACCGTGGGTGCTGGATCCTGCGCATCCGGATTGGGTGAGCAACTACACGTTCCCGGCCAATGCTGCCGTGCGGTATCAGGGGAGCCTGTACAAAGCCCTGTCCAGCACCATCGGCGTAACGCCCGGAACCAACTCGGCTGTCTGGCTGCTGCTGCTGCCGGGCATTGACCAAGAACTGTACGACGATCTGTTGCTGGAAGTGCAGGAAATCGCCGATGGCGTGACGGTATCTGTTGCGCAGGCGGCAGCATCTTCCGCCACGGCGGTTGCGGCTGCTGAGGACGCAGAGGCCGCGCTGAACGCCGTGAACGAAACGGCTGCGAACCTCAACGATGGGATTTTTGACAACGTGTCGGAGGGGCTTGCCGACAGCCCGATCGATGGCGATCGGTTTGTGGTCTATGACGCCGACGGCTATAGCCTCTATCGCAACAACGCGGGCGTGGCGCAGCTGGTGGTAGGGCCCTTCCCGACGCTGGAGAAAATGAAAGACCCGGTGCGCGATGCGCTGGATGGCGTGTTCTCGGCCCCGACGATCAACTGGGCGGCGACGGTCGAAAGCGGCTATATCGACAAGGTGACGGGCGCGCCCACTTCGAACTCGTCCTATCGCCGCACGGGCATGCTGGCGGTAGGGCCGGATACGGCAATCATCACGACCGCCGTGCCGATCACCCCCAGCTTCGCAGCCTGCAACATAGCCTTCTTTGACGAAAGCGAAGCCCTTCTGGGTTTCCGAAATGTCCAGAGCGACGCCGACGAAGTGGTGGTGGGTGATGCCTTCGAGGAGGCCAAATTTGTGCGCGTGACCTCGGTCAGCACCGATCCCTTCAGCGTCACTCTGCGCAAGATCGCGCGCACCACGAGCGTGGATCAGCTGCCGGATCTGCTGGGGCACTTCGATCTGGTCGATTACATGCTCGACACGACGCCCGGCTACATCCGCGCCAGCAACGGGACTTTCGTCACGTCCGAGACATGGGCGCTGTCGGAGTTCATTCCCGTATGGCCTGGCCGGGTGTTCCACTTCACTGGTGGCGGCAACGCCCCCGTGGGGTCGGTGGTCGGCTATGACGAGAGCGGGATCTTTATCGAAACGCTGCTGGCGGCCACCGTGTCGTCTGGCGTCCATACGAACAGCCGGGTCGTGATACCGGATGGCATCGCGCAGATCCGCGCCTGCGCCATCGCGGCGCTGCCGTACAGCCTGACCACGCTGGAGCAAACGTTCCTCTCGACCTACAACGCGGGCGGGGGCAGCACGGCGTTTGAGCCGGTCGCGCTGGTGCCGGAGAGCGTGTGGGCGGTGAAAGACCAGCCGGTATACCTGTTCTCGCGCGGGATCATTCCCGACCCGGCGGTGGACGTGGCTTTCGGACAGCGGTATTTCAACACCCGCAGCTACAAGATTACCCCCACGGCGGCTGGCAACAGCACGTTGAACATCCGCGCTGTGCAGCCGGGCGGCAGCACCAAGTGGAACGCCACCACAACGCTGCGGGTGGCTGACACGCCGGTGAACCCGTCTGCGGCGCGGAACATAATCTGCATGGGCGACAGCATCACGGCGGGCCAAGACGCGGTGGGGTCCGACTATCCCAACGAACTGTCGCGCCGCCTGCGTGGCATCGGTGACGCGCTGGACACGGGCACTGCATCGCCAACCGCGCTGGCGCTGTCGAACATGCTGTTCCGCGGCACCCGTGGCGGCTACACGGTCAAGCATGAGGGCCGTCCGGGATGGTCCGCAGACCGCTACCTGACCGACGACGACCCGGTGACCAACGCCTTCTGGGATCCGATTGCGGGCGAATTTTCCATGGAGCATTACCTGTTCGACAACGGGTTCGACCTGACCGGCGATCCGACGAACGGCGTGGATGCGACCGGCAGCAACCTCACAGTGGTGCTGTGCCTCGGCTGGAATGACGTGTGGAACACGACCGTCAGCGCCAGCGCCGCGCGCCTGGGCGATCTGGTGGACGCAATCCACGCCACGCACCCCGATGCGGAGATTGTCATCTTCGGCCTGTGGCCCGCCCCGGAACTGAACGTCAAGAACTTCTCGGCCACCCGGTACGTTTCGCCGGTCCAGATTTTTGAGTTGGCCGTGCGTGACTATGGCGTGGCTTACAAGGCGATGGCCGAAAACCGGACGAACGTGGAATTCTTGCAGGTCAGCCACGTTTTCGACCCGGAGACGGGATACAACACCGACGTGTTCGAGGTGTCGGCCCGCAGCGCCGCGACCTACACCGCCGCCACGGATCACGTGCACCCCAGCAACATCGGCTATGCCTACATTGCCGACGCCGTGTTTGCCCGCTTGATCCACCTGTACTGCCAATGAACCTCACAACCCCCACCGATCACGCAGGGCATTTACGCGCCAATCATATTCGCGTATGTTCCGCTAAACGAATGGTTGGGGGTCAGGGAATGAGCCAAAATAAGTCTGAAAGCAAACCGCTTCCGTCTCAAGAGGATATCAACGCCCTGATGTCGTACGACGCGGGATCGGGGAAGCTTTTTTGGAAAGAAAGGCCAGAAAAGTTCTTTAAGGAAGGTCAGAGGAAAAAGAATGTTTGTAGCCGGTGGAACAATATGTGGGCCGGGAAAGAGGCATTCACCAGCACAAACATATCAGGTTACAAGCAGGGCACTTTCCTTGGTTCCGTATACCGCGCGCACAGGATCATATGGAAAATGCAAACTGGCGAAGAACCGGTTTTTATTGACCATATCGACGGCGATAGAACCAACAATAGGATTGAAAACCTTCGGTCTGTTTCGGCAGTTGATAACTCAAAAAATATTAGCATTGGGACAAGAAATACTTCTGGCGTTACGGGTGTTTCAAAGACGAAAAGCGGGAAAATGTGGAGAGCCTTTATATCGGCAAATGAAAAGCAGATACACATTGGAACATTCCGCTCAAAATCAGATGCTGCAATTGCCAGAAAATCCGCTGAAGTAGCCTTGGGGTTTCACCAAAACCACGGTAAAAAAAATGAACGCCTATCTAAATCTTGAGACGCCAGACGCGCACATGGGCAGCGCCTACGAATGGGCCGCTGTCCTGCTAGCGCATGGGTTCATCGGCCTTGCGCTGGTGGCCGTGGTGGCTGTTCTGCTCGACGCTGCGGAATGGATCACCGACACGCGGCGCACGGCATGGGTGGCGGTTGTGCTGTGCTATGCGCTGCTGTGGGAGGGCGCTGTGCAGCGATACGGGGCGGGGCTGGGGGATGCGGCCACGGATACCGCTGCCGTGGCGCTGGGCGGGGCTGTGGGGTTGCTTGCGTGGTCACGGCAGGGAGTGGCACTGGCTGCGGCGCTGGTGGCCCTGTGCGGGCTGCTGTGGCGCGGTGTGCGGAGGCGTGGGTGAGCGTGGGGCCGGGCTTTGTTTTCGAAGGTACGAATGTCTTTTGTCACCGGCCAGAACCTGTTGACGGCCCTGCTGTAAAGCTCCCGCGCTCGGGAGGCGTGTCGACAAAATTTGCAGAGACATCATCCGCTGTAGTCACTGCTGCATTCGACACGCCGCCGGAAAGCGGAATTTTGGTCAGGGTGGCAGGGATCGAACCTGCGACTTCCGCATTCCAAGTGCGGCACGCTACCGCTGCGCCACACCCTGACTGGTTGCGAGGGAGGGATTTGAACCCACGGCCTCAAGGTTATGAGCCTTGCGCGCTACCTGACTGCGCCACCTCACGCCGCGAAATATACACCACAACCCCAAGGATGCAAGCGTGAACGAGTTTGAGCGATACGCCCCGGCCATGGCGCTGTTCTACGGCGGTTCGGCCATGACGGCGGCAATCTTCGGCCATGAGGTTGCGGCGGGCGGATCGCCGGTCACGCCGGAAATGTACGGCCCTGTCGTCTATGCCGTGCCTGCCGTGGTGTGGATCGCGGTGCAGTTTTCATTCGGGGCCATTGCCGCGCTGGGATGCTGGATGCGTTGGCGCATGGTCGCGGGCGTGGCGGGCATGGGAACCACTGTTCTGCTGGCGTTTTTTGCGGTAGCATCGCTGCAAGCCGAAGCGGGAACATTGCTCAACGCTGGCACGTTGGGATGGTTAGCCCCTATGTCGGCACTTGGTTCGATTATCTGTCTGACGGGGGCGCGGGATGGCCGATGATGAAAAAGTGGCCATCGCACGTTTGGAGGAACGCATGAAGGTTCAAGAGGCGGCAACGCAATCCATCATCGCCCGGCTGTGGGCGGTGGCCGCGATGATCTTCGCATTCGTGGCAAACCAGATCCTCGGGCTGATCGGCACGGGGGGCGGGCAATGATCGGCGGGAACCTGATGTTTCGCGGCTTGGCGGCGCTGGCTATTTCGTGGCTGGTGGTGGATGCTATCGACAAGATCGCGCCGCACGAATTTCCGGCGGGCGCAGCGCAAGCGGGGTGGGCGGAGTGAATATCAGCAAAGCGGCGATTGATCTAATCAAAGAGTTTGAGGGGTTCCGCGCCGAAGCGTACCAAGACCCTGTAGGCATCTGGACGATTGGCTATGGCACCACGGCGGCGGCTGGCGTTGGCATCGTGCCGCGCGCGGGCATGACGATCACCGAAGCGCAGGCCGAAGAATACCTGATGCGCGCCGTTGTGAAGTTCGCAGACCAGATCCGGCCCGTGGTGACGCAGCCCGCGAATGAAAACGAGTTCGGGGCCATGGTGTCGCTGGCCTATAACATCGGTCCGGGTGCGTTCAAAGGGTCAACCGTTCTGCGCAAGTTCAACACCGGTGACAAGATCGAGGCGGCGAATGCCTTCTTGATGTGGAACAAGGCTGGCGGCAAGGTTCTGCGGGGCTTGGAGCGGCGACGTGCAGCGGAACGCGCGCTGTTCCTCGCGCCGGTTTCCAGCATCGATCAACCAGCATTCAACAGCGGCGTTGACGCCGTTCTCGCGCCGTCTGGCTGGGCTAAATTCATCGCCGCGCTGCTGCGGCTTTTTGGGGGTGCCAAATGAAACTCGTTCCCGAATGGCGCGCGGCGTGGCGCTGGTTCTCGGTGCAATCCATGGGTGCCGCCGTGGCGATGCAGGGCGCATGGCTGGCGCTGTCGCCTGACCTGAAAGCCCGCGTGCCTGACAACTTGGTGGATGCGCTGACCATCGGCGTTCTGGTGCTGGGCGTGGTCGGGCGGCTGGTGGATCAGGGGGGCAGCAAGTGACGCAACCAAGCGGCAGTCAACTCACTTCAGAGCCGCCTAAGCCCGGCGCTGCGCACATGGTGCTGGCATGATCGGCTGGCTTCTGACCGATGCGCTGCCGTGGATCATCGGCGGGGCTGGCGCGCTGCTGACGCTGGCGCTGGGCATCGGTGCCGTGCGCCGTGACGCCAAATCCGATCAACGCCAAGAAACCGCGCTTGAAGCCGCTGAGCGGATGGCCAAAACCCGTCAACGAATGGATACCGCCGATGAAGCCCCTGTTGCTGATGATCCTGCCGTTCTGCGTGATTGGCTGCGCGCCCGTGGCGGTGAATGACGCCGCTATCTGCGATGGCACCGCAGCGGCCACCACAGCCCACGCACAGGCCCTTGCCGAAGATGGTGGCCCTGTGTCGCTGAAAACCGGCGTGCGGCTTGTGAGGCTTCTGGACGCCGGGTGCAATCGGTGAGGCGGCGCACCAAGACGGGGATACGCCGCCGCAGGATGTGGTTCAGGCGCGGGTGACGGTCACTTTTTCACAATGTTGTACATGAAAAGTGAGGTAATCATCTGGAACGATGCCCGGTCATACTGCCCTGCATGGTGCCAGAGGAAGGCAAGAATGCAGCCCCACACGATCAAGATCCAGAGAATGATATAGATGATAGGCGAATAAGCAAATTTCACATTATATCTCCTTGTTGATATTGTTTGTTCAAGCTTTGACGTCCGGCACCCACTGAAACGCGGCCCATTCGCCGCACTTGGGGCACGTCACAGGCTGACCCGTGGCGCGCTTGCCCGTCCAGCCGCAGCACGCACAGGCGACGGGCGATTTGGGGGTGGTCATAGCGCGCCCCATTCGCAAAGGTCCATCCATTCGGGCGCGTGATAGCCGTTGCCGTCCAGGTAGTGCGGGATGATGCAGACGCCCAAGGTGCCCAGCGGGCTACGCTTTGCATCACCGTTACCCTGCATCCATGCAATCACGGCCTTGATGTGGATGTGGCGAATGGTTGGCATGTCCCATATGCCGTCGAAGTGTTTGGTGGTGGTCATTTCCGCCCGTCCACTTCTGCCGCAGCGATGCGGAACACCTCGCGGTATTCTTCCGAGATTGTGCCGATCAGTGGCGGTTCGTCGCCATACACCGTCTCGATGAACTGGGGTGCCTGCCGAAGCGCAGCCTCCGCCCGGTCGGCCCGCGCTGTCTCTGCCGCGTGCGCCTCGTTGGCATAGGCCAGTTGCGCGCGCAGGGTCTGGATCTCCATTTCCGCAGCGTTCGCCGCGTTGCGCCAGTACTCCACCGCTGGCGTCCAGTTAGCCGCGCGCATGGCTTCGATGCGGGCTGTGTCGGTCATGCTGTCACCCATGTGTTCATCCGATACTCGGTGTTGCCGTGCAGGCCGGGCAGGTACTTGCCGTCGATTTTGTCATGCCTGACGAACTTGGCGATGAACTCGAACGCGCCCCGGCGTTCAACGCGCCATACGCAACCCTCGATCAACTCCAACGCACCATGCGCGCCCAGATCACCGGCACGTTCCAAGGCATCGGCCACGCTGATAGCCCCGCCGTCATGGATCAGGTTTGCCACCGTGAAGCCCCCGGCCAGCGCGACACGGCGCATTTCGTCGTACGGCTGGCGGTCCTTGCCCTTGATAAGATCGAACGGAACAAACGGATCATGCGGCAGGTCGTAAACGGTGCCGGTTGCCACATTCAGCCATTCGCCGCAGAGGCGTTCACCGGGCAGAAGGATGTTTTCGAAGCGGCCCTTGTTCGCCTCAACCCACGGCGCGAACTCTTGCAGGTGCCAGTAGGGCGACGACTGGGCAAGGTACCCGGCGCGCGACAAGGCGACGATTTCGCCGCCGTCCAGCATTGCCACCGCCATGCAGGAACCATCCAGCTTTTCAGTCACGATAACACGGTCGTGCCGGTCGCGCGTCTTTTCGCAGCAAATGGCCTGCTGCCCTTCCGGCATGGCGTGATCGGCTGGCCCCATGCGGCTGAGCGGAAGGTGCCCGATGCTGCCGTATGCTTTCTGTCCCAGTGGCTTCATTTTCTTTCTTCCTTCTTCGCTGCAAGCACCTGTTCCGCCTTCGCCAGCGCCGCGTTGCGCATCAACTGCGCCGTGCTGCACCGCTCCACCGCTGCCGCCTGGTCAAGCAGCGCAGCGTCGGCAGGGGTGCACGTGAACCATTTGCGCACGGGCTTCATGCGGCACCCGTGGCTTTGGCAATGGCAGCGCGGGCGGCTTCAATGGCGCAGCTTGCGTGATACTCGCCCATATCAACCGGAACATGCCCGCAATCCATCGGGTCCGCGTGCCCTTCCATGTTATCGCCACAGCAGCAAAAGCCAGCCAAAGTGTTCGCCCGCTCCAACGAGGCAACGCAGGACTCCAGTGCAGAGATAAGATCCAGCGCCAAACTATCTTCCATCGTGCAACCTCCACATGCTTGCACCGCCACAATGCCGTCAGTGCGGCGGCACGTCAACCGTTATTCCAACGGCGCGCGGGGCAGGCTGATATGCACCATCGCGCCACCGGTCTGGTTGATCGCCTCGGTTTTCAGCGTCACCCGCCGCACCGCACGGTTGCCAGTGCAGTCAGGGCATCGGCAATACGGTTTGGTGTGCATGTGGTGCGCGCAGACCCCGGCGCGGTTGGTGCGGCTGAGCTTGGCTATGCAGCCGTTTATGGCGCAGCGGGTCATGGGCGGCCTCCATAAACAGCTTGGGCGCATGCGATGCGAATTGCGCTGTCGTCCTCGTCAGGCCAAACGCAGCGATTATAGGCGGAATGCAAATCCGTGCCGTCAACGGATGGTTCGCTCTTGCAACCAGACAGCAGCAAGGCGGCGAAGATCACACATGCAGCCAGCTTCACCGCACCCCCTCCACGCCAACCGCCACCGCATCATGCGCGGCGCGTTCCAGACCCGACACGATGAACGCACCGGCCACCATCACGGCCAGCACCACCAGGAACGCCCGCAGCGCGTTCGCCCGCTGCTTCGGCAGCATCCCGCCCGTGCGCAGATCGGCGTAACGGGGCGTGACGCCAACGGATGCCAGTTCATCTCGGGTCAGCATCCGGCTGGTCGTTGTCGTGCCGTCCGCGCGCACGATTTCCGCATCTGGCGGGCCGTATTGCAGGACGCTGCGGTTGTATTGCTGGTCAGGGGTCATCACAGCACCTCGCGGAGTTTGATGGTAAGAGGCGGCTGCGGCCGGTCAGCATCGGCGGGGTAGATAATCTGGCGCAACAGGTCGGCCCAGAACTCGCGCGGTTCGCGGTGTTCGCGCACGACGCGGAAGGCGACGATGCGGTTCCAGCGAGACGTATCTTTCAAATCCGTCAGCTTGCCAGCATGTCCTTTGCCAGCATAAGGCTGACCAGTATCGGCAACCCATTCAACCAAGCTTTGCGGATGCACCGGGCATTCGCCGCCGTTCCAGCCATGCCATTTGCCATCGTTGTAGTTGGTCATTCTCTCTCTCCGTTGCTATCCGCGCGGCGTCGTGCCGCTGCAGCGATAAGGGCGTGGGCGGCGGGGGTCATGGCTTGTCAAGCATCGCATCGCGGCGGCGCTCATATTCATAATCGCCATCTGGCTCTGCGGAGCACGCGCTACACTCGACGCGCCCTGACCCCTCGCAGGCAGGGCATTCGGTTCCGCAGTCGTCCACTTCGCCCTTGATGTTGAGCATCTCGCGCAGGTGGGCCATTTCCTCGGCCAGTTCTGCGGCATGGCGATCAGCGCCACATACCCAATCGGCAAAGCGTGTGATGATGGTCATGCGGTTTCCTC